AATCCACCAAATACAGTTATATTAATTTGGAAGTAACTAAGATTAACACTTGTTTGTTGTGGTGTTCTTATAAAATATGGGCTTCTTGTTCTTATTATTGTACTCATTCTATTTTTAAATTATCGTTTAAAAACCCTTCTAAAAAATCATCCTCAAATAATGGTAATGCTTCTTCAAATGGTTTTGTGAAAAACATACTTGCTCTAATTCCTTTGCTATATATACTATTTGCTATTATATAACTTAAACTTTGTCTTGTAATAAATCTTCCTGTCTTTTTATCTCTTCCTTGTATATTAGATTTTTTAATCCACTTTTCAAATACTTCTGCTGGTGGTCTTTTAGTTGTGTATTTAAATGGACTTGCTGAGCTTTCTGGATATGTTGATTTTGCACCTTTAACACCTTTATCTAAATACTCTCCATAATCTTCACTAAGAAACGAAACTTTATCACCTTTAATTTTATATTCTAAGCTTTTAGATAATACACCAGATTTATTATGTGTTCCATACTTTCCACCCTTTTGTAAATTTTGCCTTGATTTATTAATTACAAATTCTGCATATTTCTCTAAAGCCTTTTTAAATTCACTCATTAGCAGTAAGTCATTTCATCATTTGTGCCAGCATCAAAAGTAACTGCCCAGCCAGCAAGCATATTATCAAAACGCTCTGTAAATGGTTCGCAATTAGCTGGATTAATTAATTCAAATTTATCCCTGTATAAATCACTCTTTTGCAATACTCTCATAACTCTTGTAGCTAATGCTAACTGAGTATTTAATATATCTTGCCTGTTGTCATTACCTCTGTATAAATCTGTTACTTGCTCATTGCTAATATCTACTAAGTCCATAAAGAATATGGTTATATTAAAAGTTACATAGTTGTTGTTTATTGTAGCATTGTTAATCATAACGTGAGCTAATGGAAACAAGCTCTGTTTCTTTAAATCAATGTCAGCAATATCTCCAAAGGTTATTTCGTTATTAAATGGTTCAGCAATAATAACTTCTTTTACTTTGTCTATTATGTTGTAAAAACTTTTCATATTAATTTTAAATAAAGTGGAGTATGTTCTCCTAAGTCTTGGTTAATAAATTCATCCAATGAATCAATAGCAAAATCAAATTCCATTTCGTCCCTTTGTATTAATAAATCTAAACAAACCCAATAGTCGTAAGTTGCTTTAACTGGAACGCCTGCTGTAATTCCTAAAAAAGCCTCTTCAAATCCATCCACTAAAATAACGTGGTCATTTTCTATTAATAAATTTCTGTCTGTTAATTCTTCTAATATTTCCTGTCTGTTCATCTTGTTTTGCTTTTTAATATATGTTGCTCTAATTCATATTTATCCTTTTCAAATGCTAAGTGCATTAAACAGGTGTGTAGTTTTGATTTTGTGATTTGATTGTATTTGAGAATATCCCCGTTTGTAAGTCCAAAGATTGACTGATACCAACCCCATTTAGCAGAGAATCCCGCAGATGCTGAGGAAGCTCTATCTCCTCCTGTGTCGCTAAATAATTCAGGATATGTTTCTGAAACTCGTTTCTTAAATTGTAAAAAAAAACCAGCGAACCAAAAACAACATCTAATGTAATATCTGTTATATTGTATTTATCTGAGCTTTCATAATCCTCAATTAAATACTGATTCTTTTTTTTGAATGTTATTGGCCTAAATAAAACACTCATTGCTTTATGCATTAAATCCCAATCTGCAATGTATGTATCTAAGTCAACATATTCACCAAATGTAATGTCATCCAGTTTTGGTATAAATCCAAACTCTTTATTATTTAAATTAAATCTATCAATAAATTTAGGCTCTTGATTAAATAGCTTTGTTAGTTCTTCACAGATATTATTAATGTCAATAGCTTTTATTTGTAATACTTGCTTTAATGGAATGTTACAAAATATTTCAACCATCTTTTGTTGTAAGAAGGTGTTAAGCTCTTTACCATCTGCTATGCTTAACCACTTTTGGTACTGCTTTAAAGTAACCTCATTAAGAGATTCTGGTATGTTGATAGTTAACTTCATTTTATATATAAACGGTTTAATTGATTAATCGTTATACACGAATGTAATGTTTTTTTTAATTGTGTAAAAACGGTAACGCGGTTAATTAACGTAAAAAAAGCGTGTTCGCGGATATTTATATTTAGTGGTGTGTATTTTTTCTTTTCTTTTCTTCTTTTCTCTTATCTTCTCTTTATGCTTAGCAAAATTGTAGCGAACGCTTAATAAAAATGATATTCACCTAAATTTGGATTCTGTAATTGATAGCTTACAGCATACCTCAACGCATCAATTGCGTGATTCCAATTATCAGATGGTGTCTGACTTTTCTTTTCTAACCAAACATAATTATTAAGTTCCTTTATTAAATCTGTACTATCTGGATGTATAATTAAATCATAGTCTTGTAATAAACTAATACCAAATGTAATACTACCTTGCCCTTTGATAGCTGGCACTACATTACAATCTCTACTTAGTTCTGTTATTAATCTTGGTTCTGCTGAATCACCAACTATTAAATTATCTGCTGCAAACTTTTTATTTAATACAGCTATTTCACTTGTAGTTAGTTTAGGTTGATAAAAACATAGCTGAATGTATATTATTTTATTTTCTTTATCTATGCTCGTTTTTACAAGCGATGACGCATCTTGGGAAAATCCATAATCTTGGCCAAAAACAATCTTACCTACTTCTTTAAATTCTCCTAAGCTCCAATTATTAAAAATAACCCCCTCAGCTTTTTCTAACCAAGCACCCTCAATAGTATGTTTATAACGTTGAGGCCTTCGTTCTTTCATTTCGTTAATTCTATTTAAATAACTTTGTGAAAGGTGTTCTATATTATCCAAGTATGTAGAATGACAATATGTTGTTTCTCCTTTAATTCCAGAGTAACCAGCTTGCACTCCAGAAGACTCGTAAAACCTTTGATAAATCCAATGCTCTTTAGTTGATGGATTCATTACCATTACAACCCTGTTTCTTGCCCCCTTCTGTCTAACCGAAAAATCTATTTTATCAAATACATCTTCGTCAACCATTTCTTCGGCTTCGTCTATTATCCAAGTTGTGATACCTTGTAATGATTTAAGATTAGCTGTTTGGTCTCCAGAGCTTGTTTTAATACCTCTAAATAATATTTTGCTACCAGTTTCAAGATTAGTTATTTCGTTGTTTGTAATGTGAAATAAATGCTCCCATTCCATCAACTCAATCTTTTCTTTAAATTCTGGAATTATAGAAATAGATGCAGACCTTAATGTATATCTTGTAAATAATATCTTGTGTTGACATTTATTATCAAAAGAAAGAACAAGAGTATTTAAAGCAACTGCAAATGATTTACCAGAACCACGACCACCAGTTAATAAATAGTATCTTGTATTATTGGGAAATATATTAAATTTCTCATTTAGCATTATTGCTTAGTTTCTTCATCATTTCGTCAAAGTCAAAACCTACATTATTGGTATTAATATCAACAGTATCTTTTGCTGTTCCATATCCTGAATCCATTAATGCCTTATAAGCTGCTACATCTCCTTCCATAGCTTTTCTTATTAAAGCTAATGTAATAATATCTTCTTGTGTTAAAACCTCATCTTCTCCAGTTAAAGGGTTCTTACCTTTCCTTGTAGCTTCTAACCATTTCTTAGCAATTGTGCTTCTGTTCTTTGTTCCAACTGGTCTGCCTTTAGGATTGCCAGACTGACCTTTTTTAAATTCGTGTTTCTTTATATTATCAGCTCCCGCCATATTCTTTACCGTTTATTTTAATTATTAAAGTATCATCTAACTTTTTCATCCTATCTATAATCACTTGACAGTATTTAGGGTCTAACTCCATTCCATAGCACTTTCTTTTAAGTTGGTGTGCTGCTACCATTGTTGAGCCAGAGCCGAGAAATACATCTAAAACTAAACCATTATCAGGGCAGCTTGATTTTATAACTCTTTCACATAGTGGTATTGGTTTTGGTGTTGCGTGTCCTCCCTCGTTCCCCTGTCTTATATGTCTATCAAAGTGCCAAACATTATTAAAATTATCGTGGGTGTTATTAAAGTAAGCCCTTGTAGAATAGTATTCTTTTTTAAGCTCTTGGTATTCTTTTTTAAATCCTTCTACTTTTTTAATCTTAGCATATTCTCTTAATGCCCTATAATTATCTTCTGTAGGGAATGTCCATTGTGATTTACTCCACCAATGATTTACAGTTCTACCATCTTTATAGCCTAATGCGGATGCTATTTTACCATCTGATTCATTTAGTTTTTTTATTTCTTTTTCTAAATAAATTCTAATAGGTTCCCATTTATCAAAGTAATTATCTGAATTATTATTAAACCCTTGAACTCCGCACATAACAAAAAGGCATTTCTCGTCTGCTACTGCATAGCTTCTTGTGTTATCTGAATTTTGACCTTGTCCGTTTCCTTTATCCCAAGTTATTAAATTTCTAAAGGTTGCTTTTTGTTCTTTTATAAATGGCTTTAGTATTTCTGAATAAATATCCATTAACGGTTCATCTATTCCCCAACAATACCAAGAACCATTTTCTTTTAGATGTGAAAACTGTAAGGGAATCCACTCTTTGTTAAAATCAAGCAAATCAGAATAGTTAAGATTATCATTTAAAACTCCTTCGTTTTCTTTTTTCATTCCATAGGGAGGGTCGTTATGAGCTACATCTGCCTTCTCTCCATTCATCAACTTTGCCACTTGGTCTGAATCTGTACTATCTCCACAAAGTAACCTATGCTCTCCAATCTCTATTAAATCACCAAGCACAACATCAACTTTTAAATTATCTGGTTCTACATAGTCATCTTCTTCTGCTTCTTCTTCAACTACATTAAAATCAACTGGTAAATCTAAACCCCAATCATCGAGTTGTTCAGTATCCCATTCATTAGCTATCATATCCCAATCCCATTCACCAAATCCAACATTGTCTTTTACTATAAATTCTCGCTGTTGTTCCGCTGTTAATGTATCTGCCTTAATAATATGCACTTCTTTTAATCCAGCTTCTTGACAAGCTTTTAAACGCATATTTCCACCAAGCACAACCATATCATTATTAACAACTATTGGTCTAATCTCCAACATCTCAGGAAACTCTTTTATTGACTTAACTAATTTATGAAATTTATTATCTTTAATTAATCTTGGATTGTCTGTGTTCCTTTTTACTTGTGATGTTTTTACTTTCTCCGTTTTCATTTTTTAAAAATTTAATTAGGATTCTTTCAACCTTTTTTATTTTCTCTTTCATATTCATATTCATCGTATAATCTTTTCATTGTGTCAACCAAACCTTTAACACAGCTACCACAAGTTGATTGCTCTCTGTTTGTTTTAAATACTCTATTATGTATTGTTAGTAATTGCTTTTGTTCTGATGGTAGTATCGAACCTTTAACAACGCTAAAGAATCCTTTTAGTATCATATACTCACCCTCTGTTAAGCACTCAGGGTCTTTATAAGGAAACATAGAATTTAATTTGGCTTTTCTCGCATCGCACCCACAGTCTTTTCCCAGCTTGTCAAATATCCATTTAGTAGCTTTTTTTATTCCAGTTTTTTTAGTAACCTTTTCTATACTGTCGCCTAAACCTTTACTTTTCATTTTTTGTATATGCTATTTTTAATAATACTAAGTAACCAATTAAATCACTAAGCGTATCTTCTGTCTTGTCGTTTAATCCTTTGTTTTTAATTCTTGCTAACTTGTCATCTATTCTAACCTTTATTGCTTCAGCAGAATCTAACTTGCTAAATATATTAGAAGGATTATTTGCAGTATCTCCATAAGCTGCATTCTTTTCTAACAGTAAGTCAATAACTTCATTACCTATTTTTTTAATTAAGTATTCAGTCTTCATTAATCTTTTTTTTTTATTTCTTTATAATCCACAATACCCAGAATCACAACTATTAAAATCATCATCGAATAATTCTGTTTGTGTTTTCCATTTAATTACATCTTTGTACATAACATCACTTTTCCATTTGCTTTTACTTGTTTCTTGGTCTGCAAACCATTGTATTTTTTCTGGATGTTTGTTGTGCATTTTCTTTAATAGCAATGGACTTCTCCAATGGCATCCCACACAATTATTCATATATGCAAATCTTACTGGTTTATCCTTCCAATACTCTTCTATATTATCTTTGTAAATATTATCGTTTATTAATGGAAATTCTGGTTGACAATATCTTATTTCTTGCCAACTGTTTCTGCCATCTTTTAATTTACTAAATGTTGCTTTTACTTTTGTGTAACCTTCTTCATCTGTTTTGCTTAACATAATTTTAGCTCGATTAGTTTCATTAGCTCTATAACCAAAACGCATTATAACTGGTTCTTTTATAACATCATACATCCAATATAAAACAGGCATTGTTTTTAGTTCTGTGGTACAGTATCTTGATATTTTATTTGGTAAGTATTTAGTTCCATTTTTTCGAGTTATAATGTTATCAAACGTTTTGCCAGTTACCCAATGTATTTCCTGACCTATAAACTGCTCTAAATCTAAAATAGTGTTAATAATAACATCATCTTCTAATGTCCCAATAAACTCTGTTCCTAATTTATCAGAAACTAACTGCCTAACTTTTGCATCTGGATACATACAGTTTTTGTCATCAGTTCTAACTAAACTAAACACATTGAAGTCAGCTTTATAGTTAGCTGCTATGTAAGCTGAGGTTTTGCCTCCTGATATGCTATTAACAGTCTTCATTAATCTTTTTTTTTATTTCTTTTATGCAATTGTTAATAGTCTTCCAAACTACAACGTGGGATATGTTTGTAGCTGCGGATAGTTTTCTTATGCTGTGAAACTTTTTTCTGTATAGATTAAATAATTTTCTATCAAACCAGTAAAACTCGTCAACAATATCATCCACTACTTGCTGTATATCAACATAGCTTTTGTTATCTGCTTTTAAAAATTCTTTTAAGTTATTATTAATAATAATATCCTTGTCTTTTTTTATCTCATCTAAGAATAAATTATTCATCATCTTATATATAAACGCTTTATTTAATGAATCGTTATTCAGAATATCAATTATTTTTACTTTACCATTATCAATTTTAGAATGTAATGCT